ACAAGTATGCTGCCGCTTTGCTTAACGGCGGTGAACATGAAAAATCATACTTCTGGACGGACAAGCTCACGGGGCTTAAACTCAAATGCCGCCCCGACTGCCGAACGGATCTAAGGTCAACGTCTGTCATAGTAGACCTAAAAACCACAGAAAATGCCGATACAGACAGTTTTATGCACAGTTGTATTAAATATGGTTATGACTTGCAGGCGGCGATGTACACGCAGGGTGTGTCAGAAAATTGAGGGCAAGCCCCATAGATTTGTTTTTATCGCTGTGGAAAANNCACCGCCATATGCCTGCAATGTCCTTGAAGCCGACAATTTTATCATACAGAAAGGCACAAAAGACCTTAACGACTATCTTTACACTCTCAAAGAGTGTCTTAAAACAGGTAACTGGTACAGCTACAACGGCAAAAACGGCGATTTGAACGTCATAAGTTTGCCTGGTTGGCTGGCAAGAGAATACGAATAGGAGGACAAAACAATGGACGAAATAACAAACGCAGTAACAGTAACACCGGAAGTACCGCAGAACAGCACTATGCCCCTTGACAACATCAATCAGGGTACAGTCGCTATCGAAGCAAGCAGAGCCATTGCAGAAGCCCAGGGCAAGCTTGTCATCGCAAAGAGATTTCCAAGAAATGAGATACAGGCTTTTGCAAATATGAAGAAAGCTTGTCAGCGTACAGGGCTTGCAAACAAGGCATTTTACAGCTATCCGAGAGGCGGAGAAACTGTGTCAGGACCAACTATCAGACTTGCGGAGGAACTTGCAAGGTGCTGGGGCAATATTGACTTCGGTATCAAGGAGCTTTCTCAGGACAACGGCAAGTCAGAAATGCAGGCGTATGCTTGGGACTTGGAGACGAACACAATGTCGGTGCAGAATTTCACCAATCCACACGCAAAGGAAGTCAAGGGCAAGATAAAGACCCTCACGAGTTTGCGTGATATCTATGAGAATAACGCTAATATGGCAGGGCGAAGGCTCAGAGCAAGGATACTTGCTGTGCTCCCTGCGGACTTTGTTGAAGAGGCGGTGGCAGAATGCAGAAAGACTCTTGCCGGCAAGAATAATATCCCTCTTACGGACCGTGTAAGAAAAATGGTGGTGGAGTTCGAGAAGCTGGGCGTTACGCAGGAAATGATAGAAAAACGTCTTGGCAGAGGTCTTGACACTATGACAGCCGAAGAATCTCACCGACTATAATCGGCATTTTCAATTCGCTCAAGGACAAGAACACAAAGGTTTCTGAGTGGTTTGAGTATGAGAAGATATCTACAGATATCTCGGCCGAAATAGACCAGCTCCAGACCGAGAAAGAGCAGGTGCTTTAATGCAAGCAAGATTACCTGACGGCTCTGTTATCATCAGTGGCTTTCTTGCAAAGGACGCAGAATACAAACAGGTGGGCGGCAACAACTCGTCGCTCACCAAGTTTTCAGTAAAAGTAGGCGAACGTCAGCCAAAGGTGCAAGGCGAGCGTGGTGAAGCCGTATGGGTGAGCTGTCAGTGCTGGCACTCTGTAGCAAGAGCCACAAAGGCGTTGAAAAAGTTGACGTACATCTTGTGTGCGAAGCCGTTTTTTGTACAGCCTACCGCAGAAGCAGCACCCCCGCAAGAGCTAGGCGGTTGACCTTTCCGACTTTGAGGAGGTGTTCGAATGATGAGGGGAACGCCATTCTGACAATATCATTGACGTTGATGAGCATTTTGATATCGACATGAGCGACGCAGAAGCGGTGAAAAACGCCGTTGCTGTAAAGTATACAAAAGACGATTTTCTCTACACAGAGAAGCCATACGAAGCGATATACGATTACAAAAACGACCCTTTCATGCACAATCTGAAAATTGAGCAAATGGCTCAACAGGCGGCAGAGGTGGGCGTAAAGACGTTCAAAGGGCTGTATAAAAACTACGTCAAAATGCGAGAAATGCAGCGTGGGGCGAATGTTATTATCAACAACCCCACTGCGTTCTCAGGTCCGTATATGCAGCTTGACGCAGGCAAGTATAACGTTGATGACGGTGGTGTGTATCTTATTGACGAAAGCGGTAACTATCACGTTATCTGCCACCACCCGATCATACCCTTTGAGTGCTTGCAGAACATTGACACAGGCGAGGAGAAGCTCAACATAGCTTACCGCACTCGTGGAGAGTGGCAGGAAAAAGTCGTTTCAAAGGAGATACTTTACAACAGTCGAAACATTTCACAGCTAGTTAAATGCGGTGTTGATGTGTCTTCTGAGACTGCCAAAGAGCTTGTTTCATATTTCCAGGAGATAGAGAGCCTTAACCGCAATTCTCTGCCACTGAAAAGATCAGTGGGCAGGCTTGGCTACATAAACGGCGCAGGCTTTTCACCATACGTTGAGGGGCTGACATTTGACGGAGATCAGAATTATTCCACCATTTTTAGTGCTATAAAAAGTCATGGCAGTTATGAGAAATGGAAAAAAGTTGCTATAGATTGCCGCAGGAAAAGCGTGATCGCAAAGATATTCCTTGCGGCGAGTTTTGCAAGCGCACTTATCCAGCCGCTTGGCGGTCTGCCGTTCTTCGTCCACCTATGGGGCGTTGATTCAGGCACAGGCAAAACAGTTGCTTTAATGCTTGCGGCTTCTGTTTGGGGAACCCCTGAAATGGGTGAGTATATACAAACGTTCAACAGCACAGTTGTCGGCCACGAGCGAACAGCAGCGTTTCTCAACAGCCTGCCGTTTCTCATTGACGAACTCCAGCTGAGCAAAGATAGTCACGGCAGAAGCCGATTTGACGTTTATCAGCTTGCTCAGGGCGTTGGACGTTCTAGGGGCACGAAAACAGGCGGCATAGAACGTACACCGACATGGCGAAACACTATCCTTACCACAGGCGAAAGCCCCATAGTGGGCGGTTCAGCAGGTGCAGGAGCGGTAAACAGAGTTATCGACATTGAATGTACAGCAAACAACATCGTGATAGCAGACGGCATGGCTGTATCGGCGGTGATAAAACAAAACTATGGTTTTGCAGGGCGAGAGTTCGTCGCAAAACTGTCCTCTCAAAAAGCCTTGACAATGGCACAAGAGGTCTATAACGATTATTTCACCAAGCTCTGCAAGTCGGACACAACGGAAAAGCAGGCAATGGCAGCGGCAATGATACTGACTGCTGATATGATTGCAGAAGCGTCCGTGTTCAAAAACGAACGAGCCGCTAACAATTGACGATATCTCACCGTATTTGCAGACCAAAAAAATCGGTATCAGCAGGTGAACGAGGGTATCAGTATATGTGCGATTGGGTGGCTTCCAACAGCAAACGCTTTGCTACAGGCGAAGACAATAACGGTGAAGTGTTTGGACTTATCCAGGGCGATTTTGCGTATATCATTCGCTCAAAAATTCGATGAAGCGGCTTCAAAACAGGGTTTCGACACAAGGGCGTTGCTTAGTTGGCTGAAATCTAACGGCAAGATACTTGTAAGAGGGCGCAACAACACTCGTGGCAAGCGTATCGGTGGCGTGAACGTTGAGTGCGTTGTGCTGAGATTGCCAGATGAAACACCAGACTATTACACCGAAGAAGAAATGCGTGGGACGGATATATCAGATTTCGGCATTTTGTGAGACATACGTCCCACGAGGAAAACGGCGTAAATGCGTGGCTTTCTGCATAGTGTGGGACTGTGGGACATTTTACCCCCTATATATACCTGTTTTAAATAGGTGATATAGAATTTACAGCTTTGTTCACACATTGTTAAAATATATGTGTGATTTCCTATATAGGAAAATTGTGCGAATTTGTCCCACAGTCCCACAACACCCCGAAAAGTGCGTAAATACGCATGGCTTTTTGCGTGGGACGCTTGTCCCACGCTGTTCCCCCAACGTCCCACATAAGGAGGTAAACACAAATGAATATGAAAGATGAGATAAAGCAAGCTGAGGAGAACGGTTTTCAGTACATACCGCCTTACAAGCTTGCGGAAATGATGAAAGTATCAGGCAAGATAGTGAAGATACTTACTGAAAACACTACAGCGGTCACGCTTTGCTATGATGATATGA